TCATTATTTAAATCTTAACAATTATTATAACGATCTGTCGGAAAAATCGATTGGAAATTCTTTATTTTTGTGGAATGATGATGCTATTATGGAGAGCAGTGGGTGGGATGATATTATAATTAAGGAACATGAAAAATTTTGTGTGATAAGTCCTAAAGTTAGTAATATGGAACGTTACTGGAACACGCAGGGAGTGTTATTCCCAATAATACCCCGTAAATGGTTCGATCTGACAGGTAGATTATCATATGTTCAAGCAGCCGATTCATGGATTGACATCTTGAGTAAGAGATTGGGATTATTACATAATGTTGGAGAAATTAGTATACAACATGATAGGCACGATTTAACAGGAAATAATCATGATAATACCTATACTGAAGGTAGATTAGGAGTAGGCACATCCAAGGAAGGATGGGCTGAAGAAATAGAAAAAGATTATGAAAAGTTAAACACATATTTAGAAACATTGGATCAAGATTTCACATCAACGTGGGGAAGAAATATTAACTACGCAAAATGATTTACGATATTTTTAGTTTTAATAACGAACTCGACATGTTGGAATTGAGATTGAATATTCTCAATCCACATGTTGATAAATTTGTGTTAGTGGAAGCGAACACAACATTTAGTGGTGTTGATAAACCTTTTTATTATGAAGAAAATAAAAAACAATTTGAAAAATTTCATGATAAAATTATTCATTATAAAATAGATAAATCACCAAAAACATTTGAAGATAGCAATGGATGCGACAAAGAATATTTTGACATGGCATTGAACAGTCCTAATGTTACAAGAGAACATTATTGTTGGTTGATAGAATTTTATCAAAAAGAATGTATTAAAAAAGCATTAGTTGATTTGAATGATAATGATATTTGTTATGTTTGTGATGTCGATGAAATATGGAATTATGATTTAAATATCGATATTCAAGATGGTGTATATAAGCCCATGATCAATAATTGTTATATCGAATATTTAAATGTGAGAACAAATGAAAATTGGACTTATTTTACAGGACCAATCGTAACCAAGTATAAAAATATCAAAAATGAATGTTTGAATCATTTAAGAACTCGTAGATTTATGGATCATAAATATATTTTTATTGAAAATGGGGGATGGCATTTCAATGCACTGGGGGGAGTAGATAAAAAAATAGCAGATTTTTCACACCCCGTTTATCACGAGAATTATATGGAGATGAGAAAAAATGGTTATAGAATAGATGAAACAGGATTGCCTGAATACATTATTAAAAATAAAAAAAACCTAGAAAAATATTTTGCCAATTAATCTTATTAGTTTTAAATAAAAAACATACATATTTTTAAATGAAAAAAGAAATAGTAATAGCTGCTTATGATAAAAATTTGAATTGGTTGAATAAATTAAATTCTAATGTGAAAAAAACTATATATCGAAAAGGAAACAAAAGTGATGATGTAAATGAAATCTATATAGAAAACAATAAAGGAAGATGCGTCCATACATTCTTTAATCATATTTTTCAAAATTACGATAACCTTTCTGATATAACATATTTTGCGCAAGATTATCCTTTTGATCATTGGGAAAATATAATCGAAATCATAAATGATGTTCCCACTCCACAACATGAACAATTGAAAATAGGAGGTTATTATGGGTATCATTGGAATACTATCCAAACACACTCTTCAAATGGTGGTATTATGTGGAAATTGTATCCATCCACTCATCATGGAGATGATGGTAATATATTATATTGTAATAGTGATGGTATGCCGCAAGACACCAATCCATTAATTGATATTGATAAATATTGGAATTTATTCTTCAAATCAACCCCTCCAGATCGTTACGAATTTATTCCTGGTGGACATTTTGGAATAACAAAAGAGCATGTTAAAATTAGAAGTAAAGAATTTTATAAAAAAATTGTAGAATTCTTATTAGTAGAAGAAGTTACACCATGGATTATTGAAAGATTGGAATGTTACATTTTTAATCCCAAATATTTAACCGTTTAATAAATTGACATATTAGAAAAATATGTTAAATTATATAGTATGATTTTAAAAGAAGATATTAAAACATTAGTGGGTAATCATGTTTCGCCGTATATCTACAATGCAAATGAATTTAAAGCTGGTAAAACGCCAATATATTATTCTGGACCATACTGGGATAATAGAGAAACTGAAGCAGCATTAGATTCATTTTTAAATGGTAAATGGATCACTGCTGGAGAAAAGGTTCATAAATTCGAAAGTCAATTTTCTAAAAGATTCAATACCAAATATGGACACATGGTAAATTCTGGAAGTTCAGCGAATCTCATTTTGATAGCAGCATTGAAACGACGATTCGATTGGCAAGATGGTGATGAGATAATTGTGTCGCCTGTTGGGTTTGCCACTACTGTTTCTGTTATTTATCAAAATAAATTAACTCCTGTATTTGTTGATATCGAATGGGATACATTAAACTTTGATATTGATCAAATTGAATCAAAAATAACAAATAAAACGAAAGCTATTTTTGTTTCCCCTGTTTTGGGAAATCCACCAGACATGGATAAGTTGACAGCAATTAGTGAAAAATATGGTATTCTTTTGGTGGGAGATAATTGTGATAGTTTAGGAAGTAAGTGGGATGGTAAATACCTCAATGAATATTATGTAGCGTATTCTAATTCTTTTTATCCTGCTCACCACATCTCAACAGGAGAAGGTGGTATGGTTTGTTCGAATGATATCGAACTTAAAAAATTGTTTGTTAGTTTGAGTTGGTGGGGTAGAGATTGTTATTGCGTTGGCTCTGCAAATTTACTCCCCTGTGGAACATGTGGTAATAGATTTGATAATTGGCTAGAGAATTTTGACGGTGTTATAGACCATAAATATGTTTTCTCTGAGATGGGGTATAATTTAAAACCCTTGGATTTGCAAGGTGCTATTGGATTGATTCAGCTTGAAAAATTAGATGGAATCGAATCTAATAGGAGAAACTCGAATAATAAAATATCCGAAATTTTCAACAAACATATTGCTAATATTAGAAGTCCGAAAGTTTTAGAAAAAGCAGATCCTTGTTGGTTTGGCACACCTTTTATCTGTGAAGATATTGGGGTTAAGCATAGACTTGTGAAATATTTGGAAGATAACAAAATTCAAACAAGAAATTATTTTGCTGGAAATATTCTATTACATCCTGGATATAAACACTTAGATGATTATAAAAAATATCCCGAAGCTAACAAAGTGTTGAATTCTGTATTTTTTGTCGGGGCTGCACCGCATTACACACAGCCAGTGTTTGATTATATCGAAAACGTAATTTCAAAATTCCAATGATATCAGTATTTGGGGGTAGAGGTTTTGTGGGTCAGGCTTTTTGTAATAAAAAAGAGTCCGATGTCATAATTATAGATAGAAATTCTTTTACCCCTCTCAGTGAAAAAGTTCTATATCTGATAAGCACTGTTGATAATTATAACGTATTAACAGATTCGAAAATAGATATAAACACTAATCTTATCCATTTGATGAATGTGTTAGATGAATGTAAAAAGATAAAAAACATCGAATTTACCTTCATAAGTTCTTGGTTTGTGTATGGTGATACAACTTTACCAGCTAAAGAAGATTCGATTTGCAATCCAAGAGGATTCTATTCGATAACAAAATATGCAGCAGAATTATTGATCCATTCTTATTGTAAAACTTTTGGAATCAATTATAAGATAATTAGATTAGGTAATGTTGTTGGAAACTCTGATTCTAAAATTTCAAAGAAGAAAAATGCTCTACAATATTTAATAAATGAAATGAAAGAAAATCGTCCGATTAATCTCTACAACAACGGCAATTTTTATAGGGATTACATTCATATAGATGATGTAGTATCAGGTATCGATTTTTTGATGGATAAAGGAGAGAATGGTGAAATCTATAATTTGTCAGGGGGCAAACCAATTTTATTCAGAGATATTATAGATTACGCATATAAAGCACTTAATTCTTCCAGTGAGATTGGAAATATGGAGCCTACAGATTTCCATAAAATAGTTCAAGTGGAATCTATGTATTTGGATACATCTAAAATAAAAAATATGGGATTTAAAATAAAAAATAATATGACTGATATTGTAGATAAATTATTATGAATAATTGTTATGTAAACGTTGCAGGTGGTTTAGGTAATCAAATTTTTATGATTGCTGCTGGATATGCATATGCTAAACGGCATGGAAAAAAATTGATTATTAACGATTCGAATTGGGGTGCTGCGCAGGGAAATCACCCTTCGACATATAAATGCACGATTTTTAAAAATTTTGAATTTGGCGAAATTGAATCGACTCCGACTATTATTCATGAAAAACGAGATGATTACGACGAATTGCCATATGTGGATGGCGATGTCGTGTTGGTTGGTTATTTTCAATCATTAAAATATTTTGAAGATTGTAAGGAAGAATTCATAAATTTATTAGAACTTCCGAAAATAACACCAGTTATGGATAAAGTTGCTTTCCATATTAGAAGAGGTGATTATTTGATTAATGACCATATACATTATGTTTGTAATACAGCATATTTCGAAAAACAATTTAAGTGTTTTAAATCAAAATATGTTGACGTGTTTACAGATTCGCCCGATTATGTTCGAAATGAATTTGAGCATCGCGAGTTAAACATTGTAACTGGTAATACAGAATTGGAAGATCTTGCTCTGATATCACAATACGATAAAATTATTTGTAGTAATTCGTCATTTTCATGGTGGGCAAGTTTACTTGGTCCGAAAAAGAAAGAAATTATCGTCCCTGACGTGTGGTTAATTGGACGTGATTGTTCGGATATATATAGACCCGACATGACAATTATATCAACATTATAATGATGAATACGATTAAAAATGAAAAATGTTATATTGATTTGATGGGCGGTGTTGCTAATCAAATCTTTCAATCTGCTGTTGGATACGCATATTCCAAAAAATATAATAAAGATTTAGTTTTAAATGTTTCTAGATGGAAAGCAGAACAAGGAAACCACCCATTGACATATATGGATGGGATATTTAAAAATTTTAAATATGGTCTAGCATCTTATGATACGCCAATTTATCTTGAAAAAAGATTTGGATATGATGAAATTCCAGAATTTAAAGGTAATATTAATTTAAATGGATACTTCCAAACAATGAAGTATTTTGAAGAATATAAAGATGACTTTATAGAACAACTATGTCTACCAAATATCACATTAAATAATAAAAATTTTAGCAAAGTTGAAGTTGGTATACACATTAGACGAGGCGATTATATGAAATATCCTGAGAGATTACATGTCTGTAATACCGAATATTTTAGATATTTTTTTGAAAAATATAAAGATTGTGATATTAAAGTGTTTACTGATAGTAAACAAGCAGTCAGAGAAGAATTCCCAGAATACAATTTCGAAATAATTTCTCTAAACACTGATATTGAAGAGTTGACACGCATGAGCATGTGTGATATTATCATAGGCAGCAACTCCACATTTTCATGGTGGGCATCTTTGATAGGTAAAAAAGAATGTTATTTCCCATCTGTGTGGTTTGCTGATCTACCATTGCGGTATTATCAAGATATATATCGTAATGACATGAATATTTTTTATGTTTGATACCATCAACAATTTATTATACGAAGACAAAAAAGAAATCACCAGTGAATTATTGGATGAATTTTCACCTTATATGACAACTCGTTATTTGAGTTTTTATAGTCCCGAGCTATTGCATTATGCTAATAATACTTTGAATAAGTATACTCAAATATTTGATAATGATGATGATAAATTTTTATTTTATAGGAATATAATACCCAAATTAAAAAAGAAAAACATCAAATATATTTCTAAAAAGAAAAAATAACTATTGACATATAGATTATATCAATAAATATTAACATGTCTATATCTATTGATGTATTAGCTCCTCAAAAATCGCATATTGATCTTAGCGACAGTTCACTTCCAAGTGACTTCGGCTTAGATGATTATGTATTGTCCAAGTTGTATGACGATGCAGTATTGGTCGAATATTGCGACCTGCATACTGGCGGCGAAGGCGGTGATTATATTTTAAGAGGTGGAATTGCAGTGCCTGTATCTCAAATTCATAATGCATGGCGTAAGGGTAAAGTCATTCTAAAAGGACCAAGTGTTCGGTATACAGAAATCGGCGACATCGTAGTATTTCCGAATAACATGGGTATCCCTATTACTAACTTACATGTAAAGGGACACGGTAAAATTAAGAACGGTTTGTTCTTGAACGAGCAGCGCATGTTTGGCGTTTGTGAAGTAAATGCTTCAAAAGATAACTAGATTGGGTCTCCTACGGATGCTCAATAGAAACGTATGTGATATATTGATAGTTCGTAGACGACCA